TTTGATTCGTAAGCCGTTGACGGTAAATGTCTATCAGCAATATAGTATCCGTAGTACAGTGCCCACATTGCATTTACAACGCCGCCGCTGTCGTCGTGCATTGTAAGATTCACTGGATCGTAGTTAATCTGTTTATAAACAATTTTCTTTCTGTTGTACTGATTTTTAGTCACAGTATCAAAACTATACTTGGGTAATTCAGCAGTCTTTACTAATAGTCCAACTTCTTCGGTGTGTTTATTATTAAACGCTGGTGCTTTAATTACATCCTTGTTCATCTCAAAACGAACATAGAATAAAAACTTAGATCGTGGAGCAAGACGCATAGTATCGTCAATGAATAGACGAGTAGCGTGTTGCCAGTTAGCTTGCTGTCCTTTAGGGTTTGATAGCCCTTCTGCAGCTCCGGTAAGGAATCTTGTGAAATAGTTTGCCATACTAATATTTATGTCACAAAAAAAACCCGAACAAATCGGGTTCTTTCTGTTAAGGGTTTAATTAGCCTTGGTTTCCAGCTGCGCCAGTTACTGCTTCGCCTAAAGAACGACCAACTGCTGCACCAATACCACCGATTGGGCTTGTAGCTGCTGCGCCTGCTGCAAACTGTACCAAGTTATCGTAGGCTAGTGTTAACGCAACAGTCATGTGCTCGTTAGTAGCGTAGTTAGCATCGCCGTAGTCTGCGTTTTGGATAAAGCAACCATATAGTTCAAATGTTTCTAGTGATTCTGGTGTTAGTGTACCATTACCACCGTCTAACACTTCGATACGTGTTGTAAACTTATAGTCAATACCCGAACGAGCAGACGCTTGTTCCATAAAGTCGTATTGCTTCTGGATTTGTTGTCCGACTAGTTTCTGAACTTGTCCACTAGCGTCATCACGCAATGTTAGCGTGATATTATCTAGTGTGTACTTACCAGCAAGTTTTACCTTTGAGTTATAAATGTCTAGTGTCATTTCTTCAAATGATACTTTTGGTCTAGTCACTTCTTGGACCTGCTTGGTTAGTTCAGTTGCTGCGGCAACGCCAAATCCCAACAATGTAACGCGGAAGCGATACTTTAACTTAGGCATAAGCAGCACCTGGGTGCTACCTGCCGCGTTAGTTGTTGGAATACCAAAGTTGTTTAGTGATGTAATTGCCATTTTTAAATTTCTCCTGTGTTCTTGACACGCAATGGAATGTAGATGAATTCAACTGCTTTCACTGGTTCAATCGCAATATCTACATATAGTTCGTTGCGATCAATACGTGAAGCAGTATTGTTGCTCTCATCACAAACAACCGCAAAGTCATAAAGTGCTCTTAAACCTACCAATTCAAGTAGTAAGCTCTCAACAGCTTGTTTGATTTCATCACGTGTAATCTTATCGTTTGGTTCAAAGATGTACGGACGAGCCAGTCTGTTTAGTTGGCTACGTAGATACACTACTAAACGTGCTACGTTAATGCGATCTAATGCACTAGCGTTTCTTGCACGAGTCTTCTGACCGTATGCAACTAATCCAACACCGTTAAAGAATGGAATTGGGTTAATTTTCAAGTCATACAATGTATCACGTTGACCTTCATTTAGTGCAACTGTTTGGAATTCTCCACTTAATGCGTCGATATAACCAACTGCTGTAGCGTTAGAAATGCCACCACGTCGTGTTCCTGCTGGAGCAAACCATGGATAAGAAACGTTGTCGCTTAGTGCAATAGTTTTCAACATCATGTGTGATGCCGGAACAACTGCGCCTGCGCCGCTCAAATCTGTGGTAAATCCGTTTGGATAGTAGCAAGCTAAGAACTCATCGTAGGTCACTACGCCGTCGTCACCGTTGTCTGTGACTAAGTTAGCATTTGTACCCCAAGTTGTTAAACTTGTTGCATCGCTTGCTAGACGTAATGGTGTATCACCAACTACGAACGCTGTGACACCACGGTCAATGTTTAAGTTAACCAAGTTGCTCATTAGCTCAGGATATCCTGGGCAAGCAATTAAGTTAAAGTTTCTGCGCTCTTCGTCACGGATCTCGCTGCTTGTGTCAACTGCTGACTTCATAGCAGCAACAACAACTCCACGCTGTGCTTTACGGCCAAAGCTGCCTGAACCGTCTTCGTTGTTCGGGCTAGCAGTGACCCAACGGTCTGTCCAGTATGTTTCCATACCTAAGCCTGCGCCGCTTACAAATGCACTACCTGAAAGGGTAGCAGTACTTGTACGTGGATTATCACCTGTTGTGTCAACATAGCTATTGCTATATTTCTTAACGTTGCCACCACTTCTACGTAGATTCCATAGCAACATACCTTTTGGATATAGTGCTGGATCTGGAGCATCTGCGTCTAGGAAGTTGTTTGTTAACAAATCATCGATAGTAGATGGATCGTGTGCTAAGTTTGTTCCGCCGTCGATTCTCCAACGAGCGTCAGCAAATAACACGCCTTCTTCAGTTGTTTGATCAGTCTTGTCAACTAGTTCCCAACGTTGTGCTAGATCAGCGATGTCTGTTAAATTGCTGTTATATCTATAAATGATTGGAAAGTTTTCAATGTCAGCAGTGCTGATCCACAAATCACCAGTTGCAGTGCTTCCTGTTTTATAAGGATTAGAAGCAGAAACAGTAGGAGCATAACCTGTTCTAGTTGTAGGTGCAATGTAGTAAGGTGCAGTTGTGTGTCTATAACCTACCCATGTATCACCGTTATGTACCATCATATCAACTTCGCTGAAGTTAGGATTATACCATAACTGACCGTCTGTTGGCTCGTTTAATGGAGCTGTTGGTCCTGCAGCAAATCTTGGATCGTTTGCAGCTAACGGTGCCCATCCACTTGCAACAAAATCTTCAGCTGCTGCTGTTTCAGTTGCATAGAAGTTTTCTGTGCCTTCTAGCGTGTCTAGGTTATATGCTGTAAAGATACTTGCAACTGGCGAACCGGTGCCTTCTGTAAATCTCATATCGCCGCCTAGGCTATGTGAAATTACTAGTCTATACGATGTTGCGCTTACTTCGATCACAGATGCTGTAATGTTTGTAAATCCAGCTGCGTTAATAGCTGCTGCAATCGTATCAGCATCAGTGTTGTTGCCAACAGCAGTAAATGTGATAGTTTTAGCAGTATCTACTGTAGCTTGAGTTTTTAAAGACTCAGCAAGAGTAAAATCAAACGATCCACCTGCAAGTGTAGCACTCTTAATCAAGTTAGAAGTAATACTAGTAGCAGTGTTTACTGCAACATTTCTGCGCCATACACGGAATTCTGCTGTACTTGGAGTAGCATCAAAGCCGCTAGCTTCAGTGGCATTGTATTGTACAAACAATGCATCGGCTGCAATGCTTGCGCCGCCGCCACTGCGATCTAGACTGTAGTTTGCAGCACTAGTCGATGCGTGAATTGGAGCATCGTAGCTTACCCATGATAGTGTAGCAGAACTCCAACGTTTTGCTCTCCAACGAGCACCGTTGTTTGGCTCAGTAGTTTTAATCCATACAGAACCACTCGGTGCGCCGCCTACAGTATCAGTATTTTCTGAAATCTTGTAAGTCGGAACTGAAGTGTGCGGAGCTTGAGTTAGTACAGGAGCTTTGTATGTTCCTGCTGTAATGCCCAATGCACTCCAATTACTTGTACCACTTTCTAAAAGAACAGTACCGTCTGCACCTGTTGAATCGCCTGGTGTACCGTCTGCTGCCGAAGTACCATCTGAGTAGATATAAAGTCTGTTGCTAATTGCTTGAGCATTTACGCCGTCAATAGCAGCGCCGTTGATAGCAGTAGCAATATCACCTACAGTACCGGTACCTGTAATTAAGCTGTTGTTAACATATAAGTTATAAGCAACTGAACCAGAAACTACAGTACCAGAAACAACTGGCCAGCTAGCTTGCCATTCTGTTGAACCTACTAGTGCCCAATCGCCAGCAGCAACGGCTGTGCCGCCGCCTGCAATGCCACCATTACCTGCAGATTTGTAATAAATTCTTGCTAGTTCCTCAGCGGATCCAAAAGTACCATCGCCTTCAACAGTTTGGAATACTATTGCATACTCTCCAATAGCACCAACTGATGTTTTAGGAACACCACTTGTAATTTTAGATGCATCGCCATCTGTTAGTATAGCAACTGGTACTTTATTAGTAAATTTCTGTCCACCGCTTACAGTTGCGCCTGCGCCATTCCACTCTTGGATACCCCAAGTAGTTGCTTGTGTATCAATCCACCATTGACCGTTCGCTGGGTTCGCTCCCGGGGCGTCAACTTGTGCTTCTAATTGATCTAGGTCAACGTTTGCTCTAACAATAAAAGCTGCGTTGCTTACGCCTAGTAGACTGTATGCTGCTAGTAGGCCATATTCGTTTCTCTCTGAACCATGAATTGGTGTTGAACTTGCTGTCTTTTCAAAGAAAGGTACACCAAACAGATCAGTAAGATCTCGTTGACTGGTAAGTTTAAAGGCTTTTCCAGCATTTGCCTGTGTTGTTGCGGATGCGGTGCCTGTACCTGCTCCGTTAGTCTTATCTTGCGCTGTTGCTACAACGATAAGAGGAGTAGTACCTGGTGCTGCAGGTGTATAAAAACTCTCGTCGATTACTGTAACGCTTACGCCGGGTGATTGTAATGTTGCCATTTCCCTAGTTCTCCTGGTAATAGTTGCTCATAATATTTAGCGCCATTTAAGAAAAATGGGCACTTATACAAGCATAAAAAGGGGAAGGAAAGGTGTAAATACGTGCATGAGACCACTTTGTAAGGCCTGCGGGCATCGTCCTAAAGCAATAAACTACTATAAAAACAAAAAGCCATATTATAGAGCGATGTGTGAGGCTTGTATGACTCACGGCCCTAAAGCACACATACCTCGTTGGCAACATGCAGGATACAGAATGAAATCACAATGTGAGAAATGCGGATTTAAAAGCCCGCATCACGAAGTGTTTAGAGTGTTCCATATGGACGGCAATCTAGACAATTGCCGCCCTACAAATTTAAAAACAATCTGTACCAACTGTTCTCAAATACTGGCTAAGAGTGATGTCACGTGGCGTCAAGGCGATCTCATCGCCGACTATTGAACCAGCTTTACTATAAAGCTCATCGATAGAACTATTGTTCTCGATTTCGTAGTCAAACACTGTCCCAACCCAAGCAGTTTCGCTAGCATGGATCTTCCGCATCTTAAGATCATTCATAGCAACGTTCTGCCCACGATTCGCATCTACAGCAATATCATACCAATTGGGTAGTTCACCACGCTTTACCCATACTATCTTACCACCCGCATTACGAATACTTTGTATTTCGTTAGGAAAGCGGCAGTCAGAAATTACTATATGATCTTTGCTTGTACGTATCTTGTTTTCTAAACTAGCAATCCAGATGTCGTCGTGGAATGCTCTACGGCATACTTCTGTACCCCAATACTGTAATACCCAACGCGGAGTTAGTGTTGGCATATCTAATCTAGCAGCCCACCACGGGTCCACTTGTTCTCGCCACTCACGTGCTTCTTTAGTGCGACCTTCTAGCATTGTACGATCCCAACCGAATACTGCTGCTACAGCATCTTTAAGAGTGGATGCAAAGCTCTCTCGTCTAAATTCGTGGAAGTTAACTAGATAGTCAGCAACTGTATCTTTGCCGCTGCCAATAAATCCGCATATACCTATAATCATAATTGTCCCCTATTAGAAACATTATACTATAGAAACATTATAAGGTCAACTATTATCTGTAAGGTTTTGGTTGTTTTGGTTTACCAGTATTCAATCTGTTAGCTAATACACTTGCGGTATTGATAGATTTAGTTCGCTGGGTTCTTCTAGCTGCCTGTACTGAAGTACGAGCTCTAGTGGTTTTCATTTTCTGTGCTTGTGCTACATCGATCGGTTGATGACATTTGCTAGGGTGATTAACTTGTCGTCCTGCTCTAGGACCTGACGAGCAACGGAATTTCAATTTAGTAGTACCGCCGCGGGCAGTGTGTTTACCAACACCCCAAACCATTTTAGCAGTTTCAGTGTAAAACTCTTCGTCGCTTTCAAATATAAAATCAGCTGCTCTCATCCGATAACCCAAGTATAACCATTGCCGCCTGATACCTGTGTTGTCAACTCTATGGTTAATCTATCTATATCGTTTTGGCCTTCTTGTTTGATAGCAGCACCATTAAGAGCAGTTCCACCTTGTGGTCCTGCAATACTGGCAAACTTTTCACGGGCTTGTCCTAGCATCATTTTACAATTTGCTAGTGTGTAGTCTTTGACCCACTGTCCTGCATATGTATCGTCGATAATTGCAAAATCAGGCTTGGTGTTATAAGCTAGTAGCATTACACTCTCTTCACCTCTAGGACGCTGTTGTATAACAAGTTTATGGCTTTGAGGATGATACGTAAAGTTAATAAAACTACCAAACATCTTTCCTACTAATTCTTGATACTGTGCAAACAATTCATAAGTTAGCAGGCCGCCCATATTAGTGGAACTCAGCAAGTATGTGTTCGTATAGGCTAAGCTGAACGGTTCAAATACCGTGCCACCTGTCCCATTACCAGTTCTAGATCCAACACTTCTACGGAAAATCTGTCGAACTTGTTGTACTTCTTTTGGAAGAATATATTCGTTTTGACTTTCAGTTAAAGTTAGATGCAAATAACTTTCTTCTACAGCGTTATCGCTGCGTTGACGGAACACACCTAGCGCACGGCTTAGTGCTGTTTCGTAGTGAATTGGGTCTAATTCTACATCGATCATGCCGTCACCCAGCATGGCTTTGCAGTATTTAAAGACTTCTTGTTTTGCGATATCATTTGAGCTCATATAACTATTTATCGTAGCGGTAAATATAGTATGCCAAGAATAAGCCTATACCGCCCAGAAAAGGGCAACGATTATAAATTTATAGATAAAACCATCTGGGAAATGTTCCAGGTGGGAGGAACCGATGTCCTTGTACACAAGTACGTAGGGCCCGGTGCGTCGGCGCAGGGAGATACTCCAAGTACGCCTGCATACACAGGAGGTGATAATCCGTTTAATATACAGGATGTACTCTTCCTTGAGAATAGGGATAGGAAATACGATCCCGATATCTACCTGTTAAG